AGCAGGTCAGTATTCTTCAGGTTGCGATGCAGATTCAGCTGGTATTATTGAATTTACTAGCGATGCAGCTCGTAAAATTTATACAGGTACTGGCTACTTTGCAAGTAACTATATTGCTAACCCTTCACAGTGGCAATTACTTCTACAATCAGTAGATAACACTGGGAGACCAATCTATTCTGCCAGCCAACCGATGAATTCAGGCGGAGATGTATTACGCACTTCAAACAGAGGTAACGTTCTAGGATTAGATCTATATGTAGATAAGAACTTCACAGCTACAACTACTATAGATGATTCTGCTGTAATTCTTGCGCCAGAAGCATTTACTGTATACCGCTCACCACAGGCATTTATGTCTGTTAACGTGGTGTCCAATTTGCAGGTACAAGTTGCAATTTACGGATACATGGCAACAATCGCAAAAATGCCTAACGGCATCGTTAAGTTCAACCTTAACTAATAACCAAGTAATAATCCTCTGGGGTTTAGTAGCCCTAGCCCCAGGGGAGCTTTTTAAGATAAGGAGTAGAGATGCCAGCCACATATGTAACAGAAGCTGAGTTACGCAGTAATCTTGGTATTGGTACGCTCTATACCTCGGCTACAGTTGAAGAAGTCTGCCAAACAGCGCAAGACCTAATTGAAAAGTATTTATGGCATAACGAAGCACCAGTAGTTGCAACTATGGTGCAAGATAATGTGGCAACTTTAATGTTAGCCAACCCAGGTTTATTTGTAACTGATCAAACAATTACAGTATCAAATTGTGGTAGCCCATATAATGGTTCCAAAGTTATTACTGGCACATACCCATACACCACAGGTACAACTAATTTACTACCTGCTATATGGTGGAATTGGGCTAATATGAATTGGCCTAACGGATATTCATTTGTTCAATTTACAGTTTCACACGCAGATGAAAATTTTCACAAGATTTTACCTTATGGTAATGCACGAGGCCCAGAGCACAAAGCACAATCTTATGCGAGCACCCCAGCAATACGAGAGGCAGCCATGATCGTTGCCGTAGACATCTGGCAAGCAAGACAAGTAAGCCAGACTGGTGGGGTAGGCATGGATGGGGTCAGTGCCAGCCCTTATCGGATGGGTTATCAGCTGATTAACCGAGTGCGTGGCCTCATCCAGCCATATTCATCACCTGCATCACTGGTAGGTTAATATGCCAGCTGCGATTACCACACTACGTAGCACACTAGCCACAGATCTTACTAACGCTGGCGTGTGGTCAGTATTTGCTTTTCCGCCAAGTACTCTTCTCGCCAATGCAGTCGCAATCACCCCTGGCGATCCTTACATAGTTCCAAGCAATAACGATCATGTAACAGTATTACCTTTAGCAAACTTTAGAATTTTAATCACTAAACCTGCGTTAGATAACCAGGGTAATTTGGCTGGTATGGAAGATTACATAGTAGCCGTAGTAACAAAGTTAGCAGCGTCAGCGCTGACACTTAATATATCAAGCATTTCAGCTCCAGCAATCGTAAGCGCTCAAAGTGGCGATTTATTGGTGTCTGAAATTACAGTATCAATCCTAACGAGCTGGAGTTAAATTATGAGCAAAGAAGATGATTTAGCCTTCTTAATTAAGACAGGCCAAATAAACGAAGCACCAAAAGAAAAAGCACAACCTAAAAAGGAAGAGGAATAACAGTGGCAATTTACTTAAACAATAACGTAGGTATCAAGCTAGCGACCAACGCTGCGCCTACTACACCATCAGTCGATATTAGCGACCTAGTATCTAGCGCTGTTATCAACCAAATTGTGGATGAGCTAGAAATCACCGCTATGGGCGATACCGCACACCGCTACGTAGCAGGTCTACAATCAGGTACATTTACAATCGACTTTATGAACGACTGGGCAACATCTGAGGTAAGCCAGACTCTTAATGAGGCATTTGGCAAGACTCTAGCTGTATCAGTAATCACAGTTAAGGGCACAGCTGTATCAGCTGCTAACCCTTCTTACCAGTTCTCAATCCTAGTAAATAACCTAACACCAATCGGATCAGCTGGAGTAGCCGAAATTGCGACATCTAGCGTTACATTTACTGTAAACTCTGGAATCACAGTATCGCCATCAGTGGCGTTTTAATTAAGGAGTAACAATGGCAAAGCTAAAGATAACAAGGGCTAATGGTGAAGTATCTGAACACAAGATAACACCAGGTGTCGAGTACGCTTTCGAATTGAAGTACGGCGCAGGTATTAGCAAGATGCTGCGTGAGCATGAACAGCAAACTCATATTTATTGGTTAGCTTGGGAGTGCTTACGCAGATCTGGCGCACAAGTACCTTTATTTAACGCAGAATTTATAGACAGCCTAGAAACTGTCGAGGTATTAGACGAAGAAAAAAAATAGTACAGCGGGATTCTATCCTTTACGGCATTGCTCAAATTTCCGTAGAAACTGGAATACCGCCTAGCGAGTTTATTAATATGGACTCGGAAATGTATCGGGCAATAATTCAAGTATTGACTGATAGAGCTAAGGAGATTAAAAATGCCAGCCGAGGTCGTAGGCGTTAAAGAAGTTATGAAAGGCCTTAGCTTCATTGACGAAGATCTCTATGCTCGCATTAAAACTGCCATTAATCCATTGATGCGTCAAGTTGAAGCCACAGCTAAAGGTTATGTGCCAAGTAATACAGAAGTGTTATCTGGCTGGTCTAAACCAATATCATCAAATATAGATTACCGACCATTTCCAAAATATGATGCTAATAATGTAAAGGGTGGCATAGGCTACAAAGAAGGTCAAAACAGAAAATTCAAAAATGGGTTTCAAGTAGAAAATTACGTTTACAACGTAAGCGCAGCTGGTCGTATTTATGAAACCGCAGGTAGGTTAAACCCACAGGGTAGAGCGCCATTTACATCTATAAATCCTGGTGGTGGCACAATAGCATTAAAGCAATCTGGAAGTGCTAAAAGTAGAAGCAGATCTACAAGGGCGTATAACTCAAATAATCCATTTGCAGGATACCAGTTTGTTACTGATCTACCAGAACTCACTAAACAGCCAAAGATTAAAGATGTTAGAAGTGCTGGACGTAAAGGATCAGGCCGTTTGATCTACAAAGCTTGGGCTAAAGATAGTCCTAGAATTTATGAAGCAATTGTAGATGCAATTAAAGCAGGCGCTGATTACTTTAATGACAAAACAGAATTAAAGAAGGTGGCATAGTGGCCAATGTAGTCGTATCCTCACTCGCTACCTGGAATGGTAAAGCGCTTAAAAAAGCCCAGCAAGATCTAAACGTATTTGAAAAGCGTGTAAAAAGTTTTGCACGTACCTTTGGCGTTGCGTTTAGCGGTGCAGCATTAGTAGCCTTTGGCAAAAAAGCAGTTAAAGTATTTGCCGAAGATGAGGCCGCAGCTAAATCATTACAGTTGCAATTAGAAAATACTGGCAACGCATTTAGAGTTAAAGAAGTAGAAAATTATATACAATCTTTAGAAAAAACCTATGCTATATTAAGTGATTTACGCAAACCATTTCAAACATTTCTTAATTTAACAAAATCTGTAGGTTTATCACAAAGAACTTTAGAAGCTGCACTAAACATAAGCGCTGGTACTGGCGAAAGTTTAGATACTGTAGTAAGTGCATTAGCCGCAGGTATTAGAGGTCAAACTAGAGCGCTTGCAGGATTAAACACTGGTATAGATGCAAACATAATTAAGTCTGGCGACATGAATAAGATCATGGCCGAACTTGAAAAGAAATTTTCAGGTCAAGCCGCAGCCAGATTAGATACCTATACAGGTAAGATGGATGTGCTTAAAAAAGGCGCAGACGAAGCCACTAAATCTATTGGCCGAGGTTTAGTAGATGCATTAGAAATCCTAAGCCGTGATAAATCTGTATCTAACCTTGCGAATGATTTTGAAAACTTAGGCGACAATATAGCCTATGCTATTAGAGAAATTGCAGGTTTAATTTCTAAATTCCAAAGCCTAGTAAATAACCCATCATTTAAGGCCGCTTTGTTAGCTATAGCTATTTATAGTAAAAGCCCTAAAGCTGTGGCGGCTGCATTTACTATTGTTGGCGGAAGCGCAGTGGTTGGGGCTGCCACAAGTGCTAGACCATTAAGCGCAGAAGAAAGCTCAGCCTTAGCCAAAGCACGTATTCTTAATAGACGCCTAGAAGCCAGGATTATTTCTTTATCCACAAGTAAGCGTAAAGAAGAATATAGTATATTAAAGAAAAAGACAGATTTAGATAAATTAAAAGAAAAATTTGATTTAGAGTTAATAGGCTTAAATAAAGCATTGGTAGAGGCAACAGATCAAGAAACTAAAGCACGTCTAAATGGTTTAATTGCTATTGCTAAAAATGATGAGGCGCTGGCCAAAAAAGCATTAGCCGAACTTGACGCTGCCGAAGCTGCGCAGCAATTTGCTAAAAACTTTAACATAGCCTTAGAAGCTATTAGATCTATGACTGACAAAATTAATCAATTTATTGCAAGTCAAGTTACAAGTTTTGATGATGCGCTAGAATCTATTAGATCGTTAAATGCTCGTATAGCTGCAATGATAGCCAAAATTGGTGGGCCTGTAAGTGGCAGATCTGGCGGCGGTGGTGGACCAGGAGATCCTATTTTTGATTATGCATTATCAGAAATACAAGCCAAAAATGAAGCTATAAAAGCCTTTGAATATAACTATGGTTTAGAATCTACCAGAGAATTAAACGCTCGTATTGGGGAATTTGTAGCACAACAAACTTCTACTCAAGCACCTACAGAAATTAGAGTGACAGTAGATGCAGGTGGCGATAGATTAAGCCAGGCTATTGCCGAAAGTATTCAAGTAGCAAACAGATCAGGATATAGCACAGTACCAGCTGGATTTATCGTATGACAGTACCTGTAATAAATGCAATAATAAACTTTAGTACTGGCCCTAGTTTTGCTCAAACTTTGATCTTAGATGAAGGCAAACTAGATGTAAATATATTGGGAGATGCAACAGCTGTAATCGTAGATGTATCCAATCAAGTAAATCGAATAGAAACTAACAGAGGCCGTACTGCATTAAGTGATCAATTTCAAACTGGCACAATGACATTGCGCATAGTAGATCAAAATGGCGACTTTAATCCGCAAAACGTAACAGGGCCATACGCAGGCCTTTTAACACCTATGAAGAAGGTTCAAATTACAGCTACCTATGGCGCAGTAACTTATCCAATATTTTCAGGATTTATTACAAGTTACACTACAAGTTATCCAGATGAATCAGAAGCAGATCTAGCCATGACTACCATACAAGCTGTAGATGCTTTTAGATTAGCCCAGTTAGCACAGATCAGTACAGTTACTGGCGCTACGGCAGGCGATTTATCTGGCACACGTATTAATCAAATTTTAGACGAAATTGATTGGCCAGCCTCACAGCGTGATATTGATGCAGGGCTTACTACATTGCAAGCAGATCCTGGCACTAACCGCACAGCGCTACAAGCTTTGTTTACAGTGTCAGAATCAGAGTATGGCGCTATCTATGTGGATGCCGATAATAACTTTGTATTTCAAGACAGAGGCGTTACCGCTGGATCTATCGGTGGCACACCTACAGTCTTTGCAGACAATGGCACAGGTATAGATTACTTTGATGCTACCTGGGTATTAAATGACGTGCTGGTATTTAATAAAGCCACAATTACTAGAGCTGGTGGTAGCCCACAGGTAGCCCTAAACCAAGCCAGTATAGATAAATACTTTTTGCATAGTTACTTTTTAGATAATCTTTTAATGCAGTCAGATGCAGTAGCTCTAGATTATGCCCAGGCTTATGTGGCATCTAGGCAGGAAACCTCAATACGTGTAGATGCGATAGTGTTAGATCTTTATACCTCTAATTACAATTCAGGCATATTGGCAGCTTTAGGCCTAGACTTTTTTGATCCGATTACAGTCAAGACTACCCAGCCTGGCGGATCTCTTTTAGAGAAGACTTTACAGATTTTTGGGGTACGCATGGCAATAACCCCGAATAGTTGGAAAACCACGTTCACGACACTAGAGCCAGTTATAGATGCTTTTATCCTAAATAATAGCATTTATGGCACTTTAGACTATAATGTCCTAAGTTACTAAGGAGTAAAAATGGCAGCAGGTTTAGGTTTTAAGGATTTTACTACAGGCGAGGTATTAACCGCCGCTGATGTAGATGGCTATTTAATGCAGGGTATCTGGGTGTTTGCTAATGCTACAGCTAGAGATGCAGCCGTTACATCACCACAAGAAGGTAACTCATGTTATCTAAAAGATACAGACGTTATTCAAGTTTACTCTGGTTCTTCATGGGTAGTTAAATCTGGTGGATCATCACCATTAACTACTAAAGGCGATCTTTATACTTATTCTACAACTGATACCAGAATCGGCGTTGGCGCAAACGACACAGTTCTTACTGCTGATAGTTCAACTGCCACAGGATTAAAGTGGGCTGCTCCAGCATCAGGAAGTATGACTTTATTATCTACTACAACAATAACAACTGGAACAACTATTACTGTAAGTTCAATTAGCCAAGCGTATAAAAATCTTTATATTGAATTTGTTGGTATATCAAAAGACACAAATGCTGCTGCATTATATGTTTATCCAGATTCAGATAGTTCTATTTCTAAATCTACTAGATTGCAATCAACTGCTAGTAATACTGTGGCTGTAAAAACAGATTTTATTACAACAGGGAATAATTTATTAATAAATAACACTGAAAATGCTTTTTATATGACTATTTACAATTATGCTTCAACAACAAATAGAAAAGCGTTTTCTATTTTTGGCTATTATTTTACTAGTGCAAGCGTAAAAACTGGAACGACTATATCAGGCGGGATAGATACCGCAAGCGGTATTGATAGTATGCAGTGGACTTGGGATAATGGTGAAAATTTTACTGGTGGAACAATTAGAGTTTATGGGGTAAACTAATGAGTAGACCAACAATAGTAATTCACAATTCTCAAACTGATGAAATTACAACAAGAGAAATGAATGAATCAGAATATAAAGTTCATCTTGAAAGAATTGCAAAATATGAGGCAGCACAAGCCGAAGCCGAAGCAAAAGAAGCACAACGCAAGGCAATTGCAGACCGCTTAGGTTTAACAGCCGAAGAATTAAAAGTACTTCTAGGCTAATGAAGCCTTGGCTTTGTGCAGCTGGTGTGCGGTTAAGAGATCAGATTGATACCTGGTATCCAGATCGCCGCACTACCAGTGATGGGTGGATTGGTGATGCTCGTCATTCCGCCAGTAAATCGGATCATAATCCAGACAAATCTGGGGTCGTCCGAGCCATTGATATTGATTCTCGTTTGGATTCATCCGAGCAGCTCTCGATATATCTGGCTGACCAGATCAGGGTCTGTGCTAAAACCGATAAGCGCATATCTTACGTAATACACAATGGCTTTATTGCATCAAGAAGGTTCGGATTTAAGTGGCGGCGCTATAGGGGTATAAATCCTCATAAGCGACACATACATTGTTCATTTACAAAGGCAGGCGACAAAGATGGCAAGCCGTTTGATATACCACTACTAGGGGGAAAAATATGAGAATATCAGATAAGCAAAAAGCAATACTAAAATCCTATGCACGTGGAGTATTAGTATCTTTTTTAACATTTTTAGCAAGTAATGAGTTAGGTTTAGAGCCAGCATTGTCTGTAGTAATTGCAGCTTTGGCTGGCCCAGCAGCTAGGGCTTTAGACAAATCCGATACGGCTTATGGCCTCGGTGCAGATGAAAAATGAGTCCAACAGAATGGGCTGGCTTTGGCGCTGGCGTTATGGCCGTGCTATCAGGCGGGCTAATCGGACTACGTTTTTTAGTTAAGGGCTGGCTAAACGAATTACGCCCTAATGGTGGCTCTAGTATGAAGGATCAGCTAACAAGATTAGAACAGCGTGTTGATGATCTGTTTACTATTATAAGTAAGCGATAATTACAATATGGCAACTAAACGCAAACCAAAAAAGATGGTGCGTAAGCGCAGGACTACTAAAGAGCCTGTATTAACTAAGTTAGATTATTGGGCTATTGCAGCTAACGAGGTTTACAAAGCCTGCCGTAAGAATGGCATGGACGAATCTACAGCTCTGGCTTTTGCCATGGATCGTACAAGTTATCCAGACTGGATAGTTGATACAACAGATCCTATAAAAGATCCCCTAGACGATTACGAGGAAGACGATTAAGCGCATTGCGTTTGTATCAGATCTGCAAGTACCTTTTTTTAATGAAGCAAGTGTCAAATCAGTAGGCCGTTTTTTATCTAAATGGCGGCCACATAAAACTATCTGCATTGGTGATGAGATTGATCTACCACAGCTAGGTGGTTTTAATGCTGGCACGATTGATGAAATGGTGGGCAACATAAATGACGATAGAAAACAAACACAAGAAGTCCTAACGTACTTAGGCGTAACAGATGTACTGGGAAGTAACCATGGAATCAGACTTTACCGATCAATCAAAAAGCGACTACCTTCATTCCTCAACCTACCCGAAATGCAGTATGAGCGTTTTATGGGATATGACAAGCTCGAAATTAAATTCCACCCCTATGGGCTCGATTGGGCACCAGGCTGGACAGCCGTTCATGGTGACGCTTTCCCTCTTAGTCAAGTACCTGGGCAAACGGCCTTAAATGGCTCTAGAAGGCTGGGAAAAAGTGTCGTGTGTGGGCACACTCACAGGTTGGGGATTTCAGCGTTTACAGAGGCATCTAGAGGCCAATTAGGGCGTACTGTATGGGGAGTAGAGGTTGGCAATTTAGTAGATTTAAGCAGTTCAGGCATGGCCTACACGAAAGGATATGCAAACTGGCAACAAGGCTTTGCTGTGGCATACGTGCATGAGCGTAAAGTTCAGGTAATAACCATACCTATTAATGCAGACGGCAGTTTTATATTTGAGGGCAAACTCTACAAATAACGTTATCAAATCGTTATCAAAATATAGCCCTAAATCATCCACAAAGTCATACACAAGTGTCACACTATTGACATGCCACGAAATGTAGTAGTGGTGTAGATGGGCTACAAATGAACAATATATGGCTAGAAGCTAGACAGGATGGTCTGATATTTTTTTGGATTATGCTAGGTCTAATGGTTCTAACATTGATCGTATGGAAAATACAACACAATGCTTTCGAGCGTGGTTATTGGGTCGGTAGATCGGCTGGTTGGAAAGCTAGTATCGAACATAATCAGAAGATTGAGAAGTTAAGATCTAGGGCTGTATTTGATTATGACAAACACTGAGAAACTATTTGCAGATGCAATTACACTCATACACGAAAGAGGGATGCATTACGGCCATCCAGCAATCCAAATGGATCGAATTGCCAAATTATGGTCTGCGTATCTCAATTTCCCGATCACATCAAATCAAGTGGCAGGCTGTATGGCATTGCTCAAAATCAGTCGCAGCGTGGAAAGTCCAGAGCTTGACGATCACTACAAAGATGCAGTGGCGTATATTGCCATATCAAAAACCTGTCATGAGTACATGCAGGATAAAGACTTTGAATGGGAGCACTAATAATGGCTTTTGATTTGAGTTTATATGAAACTGTTGAAGAAAGATTAGAAAAGTGGTGGAAGGATAACGAAGATGGGGCAATTCAAACTGAGCTTATCAATAGGCCAAATGCTAATCCAGATGAATTTGTGTTTGTGGCTCGCTTATACAGAACTACAGCTGATGCGATTCCAGTTGCGACTGGTTGGGCGTCGGAAATACGCACTGGTTCGAGCTTTAATAAGTTTGCTTGCGAACTTGCAGAAAGCAGCGCAATTGGTAGGGCTTTGGCAAATTACATCTATTCGAAAAAAGGTGCAAGACCTAGCCGAACAGAGATGCAACGAGTTGCTAATACTTCAAGTGGAGCAGTTTTTGCAGTCGAAAACAAATTAGAAGATCCAGTGCAGTGGGGTTCTACTGATTGGGTTGAAGCTGTGCCAGAAGCACCAAAGCCGCCAGAAGATTGTTGTGCCAAGGGTATGGCGCTCAAACAGGGCGTAAGTAAGACAACGAAAAAGCCTTACTATGGATATACCTGCTTAGATAATATCAAAGAGCATAACGTCTGGGCTAAACAAACAGCTACAGGCGCTTGGTATTTTCCCAAGGATAAGGAGTGACTATGGGCTACATAGCATTTATTAATGGCAGAGGTGTGCACGTTGTTATGGATGATAATGGCGTGCATTTAGAACAATCTGTCATTAAATGTGAAGTTTGTGATGATGATCGTGTTTTCAAAGATGGCACATGCTTTAGATGTCATGAGTTGATAAATCGTGAGTAAATACACGCAATTTAAGTGCAATGGATGTAAGCGTAATACTGAATTCTTATGGCTAGATTCTGATGCTTTGCCTGAAGGCTTTAGATTATATCAATGCACTGATTGTGGTTGCGTGGGAATCAAAAATATAGTTGAAGCTGTGCATATTCCAGACTCGGATATATGCAGATGTGATAAGTGTGGTGGATGGAAGTTTGAAACTTTGGCCTGCCACACTTGCCAATTGATTGAGGCTAAATAATGTACTCATACGCTTTGACTTATGGCGAAGAAGCATTATGTGCCCATACTGGTTATATGCGACAACGTAAATTCTTAAACAAGCCTTATAAGAATGTAAATTATGTAGAAGGTGATGTTTATGAAATGTGGCAACACTCGGTGTGTGCAGGTGCTGAGTTAGCCTTTGCCAGGATATTAGGTTTTAATGACTTTAAGCCTAGCGTTGACACTTTCAAATCACAGTTTGATATTGATGGTATCTGCGAGATTAGATATAGTTTCAATAATAACCTAGGCATGAGATTTACAAAAAGAGATAACCTAGAAGCTAGGTATGTGCTTATGCTTGATGGACTTAGGCACAGGACCAGGCGAACGCCGCCAGACTTTCAAGGCGAGCCTTACACAGCTGTAGGTTGGATATATGGCTATGAAGTATCTGTTACAGAGAATGGAAGGGTAGATCAAATGTATTTACATCCTATGAATGAGTTTGTCAGATAATGCCTACATACGAATATAGTTGCAGAGAATGTGGCACTTATGGGTCAATACATAGAACTTACAAAGAAGACGATAGCGGCATGAATTGTCCTAAATGCAAGATCGATATGACTAGGATTTACTCAGCACCAGGTGTTGTATTTAAGGGTAAGGGTTGGGGTAGTAAACCATGAATGAGGCTGGTTATGATCAAACATGGCAAGAAGGTGATGATTTTAGAATTTACACATTGGTCAAAATCCTTGCGTGATTTGACAAGGTGTGATACCCTAAAAAAGCGTTCGATCTTAAATCGAAAAGCTGAGCCGCCCAAGGCCAGGCTCGGTAGGCGCAGAGTTTGGGCGACCTCTATGCTAATTGCATTTAGTCTTTGCTTTTCAAAAGATTATTCCGTTGCAGCTAAACCTAAAGAATATAAAGTTAATACATTAAAACAAATTACATTCCATAAGATGGACTATAACTTCGAGCAATTCTATTGTGTGGATGAGTTGATACACTTAGAAAGCCGTTGGAATTACAAGGCCAAGAACCCTAAGTCAAGTGCCTTTGGTCTATTTCAAATACTTAAATCTACAGAAAAGGATCCTATTAAACAGATAGACTTAGGACTTAAATATCTAGATAGACGCTATGATGGATGTGCATGTCGAGCGCTCGCTCATCATAAAGCTAAGGGATGGTATTGAGTAAAAGAGCTATAGGTAGTGGCAAGTGGCAGAAGCTGCGCATACAGATCCTCGATAGGGATGGGTGGCAATGCGTGTCATGTAACAGGCCAGCACAGACTGTGGACCATATAGTGCCACGGGTACGGGGCGGTGATATGTGGGAGCCATCCAACTTACAATCTATGTGCAAATCGTGTAATAGCAGTAAAGGCAGCCGTTTTTTTAATAGCACGGCGAC